ACAATTTTTATTACAATTCAAATCAAAAACATGGTATCAATAGAACAAATATTTCTATTCCTGAAGAAAAAACACTTGGTGCTTTCTTTCATGGCCAATTTAGTGCAGGTTCTTATACAATCAATTTATGGTCATATAATGCACAATATGCAATACCTAAAGGATTTAATTTTGCAAACGAAGGCAAGCAAACAACTTATATTCCAAAAGGTGCTGCTTTAATCATTCCAACAAAAACTGAATTTGTGCGTGCTTACGGTTCATTAAATGAAGTAGCGCCACAAAAAGCATTGCCACTTGGCGGAACAATGGCACTTGTAAAAGCCGAGCAACTTCCTTATGCTTATCCATTAGTATTTAACGGAAGCAACATTTTGCAAGCTGGTGTTAAATCACGTCCTTTATATATTCCAAAAAATATTGATGCAACTTGTACTTTAACAAACTTGGTTTAATATGTCTTTGCATGATATTTTTAAAATTCACAAAGAAACCGTCCTATTTTCAAAGGGCGGTTTCAATGTTGAATGTGTATTAAAACCAAATATTGCAGATGAAGGATATAAATTAAACGGCTTTTCAACATTTATTGGCTGTACTTTTTCAAAAGATGGCGATGCATTCTTTGGTGATGTGTTTGAACTAACAATCAATCTTGACGAATTGTCAAAATACACCGATAAAATACCCGTTAATGGGTGGGTTGTTATTGTTCATTTTCCACAAATAAACAAAGATATCGATTTTCAAATTGAAAATGCGCCAATAGATAGAACGATGGGAACTTGTTTATTAAGATGTTCCGCACTATCGCCACAAAGCGAAGCAAAAAGAATAAATCGCTATAACAATGGGGGCATTTAATGCTTAAAAATAATTTAATTACACCAATGCACTTTACTATGGTTAGAGATGCAATTTGTCAGCTTTTAGCCAATGAAAGAGAACAGCAAAAAAAACTTGCAAAAGCGGCAGGAAAAAATGAAAAAGAAATTGAACAAGATTTTGATTTTACAATTTTTCCAAAACGCTTTAGAATTCCTGATGTTTCTGAAATGCCTTGTGTTTTTGTTTATTTTGATAGGTTAGATTTTCCAGAAGAACATCAATCTATTAATGAAAATTATGCACACGGCAATTTGCAAATTGATTATTATTGTGTAGGAAAAAGCGGGAGTTATACGGATGAAAATGGCCAAACAATACAAGTTCCGGCAGATAGCAATGCAGAAGATAGATTAAATTATTTAACAGCGCAAATTTACAAAATATTGTTTAGCGAAAAAAATTTTTCAAAAGGGACTGATCAGCTTGTAACTCATGTTAAATTAAACAATTGGCGCAGATTACTAGAACCCGATGAATTAAATCAAGCAGCAACAGTTTTGGGCGGTTCTTTTTCGGTTGAATTAGGTTTTAACGAACCGGCATATTATACCGATGGTCGCTTAATAAAAGAATTTTATTTTAAATTAAACATTCAAGATGAATTTATAGATCCCTTTTGCAGAATTTACATAGATACTTAAAAGAAAGGTAAATAAAAATGACAAATGCAATCACTAAAAGCCTTGATAGTGCTTCTATTGCTTCAGCTACTGCGATTAGTATGAAGCAACAAAATGAAAACAATTCAGCACAATTCAGGCCCGAAAAAATAGTTTGCATTGGCCAAGTACAAACAGGCAAAAAGGTTGATTTTAATAAGCCTTTTTTAGCTTCAGGCAATGCAGATGATATTGGCACAATTTGCGGTTTTGGTTCGCCACTTCATAGAATGGCTTTAAAACTTTATCCAAAATCTTTAAATGGCTCAAAAGTTGATACTTATTTCTTGCCAATTGAAGCACCAAAAACAGCCGATGCGGAAGTTAAAACATTGACAATTACTGCAACCGGAGTAACTAAATCATTCAGTGGCTATATAAAATTTAAAGATATGCCATTTGAAGCTGCGGCAGATATTGCAGGAAAAGTTGCAACAGCATATCAATTAAACCCCGCACAAGCACCAAGAAAAACTGATCTAAATGCTTATGAAACAACATTAATTCCCTTTTCTTTATTAAAAGGAATGTCAGCCGGTGAAGTTGCACAAGCAATTTTTGATGTTTTAATTGAAGAAACAGGACTTCCGTTTATTCCAACAATAGAAGAAAATGTTTTAACTTTAAGTGCAAAATGGGCCGGCCAAGATTCAAAATTTGATATTGAAATTGTAGATGCACAAAATAATATAATTGCATCTGAAACATACGGTGTTACATTTGAAATTACAACAACAACTGAAGCAGCAGGAGTTGGCGAAATATTGGATGAAGCATTAGCAACATTAGATGAAGAATTTGGAGTTACAAGGGTTGTTTGCCAATATTCAACAACTGAAGTATTAAATCAACTTCAAGAAAAATTTGATGCATTTCATGATCCTTTAATTGCTCAATTTGTTATTTGTTATACTTCTATCGAAGCGCCGGAGCATGAAACAGTAAAAGGCACTTACGATAAAGAAAAACTAATTGCAACAGGAACAGCAAGAAGGGATGACTACATTAATGTTCAAATTGTTGGCGATTATGGAAATTTAAGAAAATTGAATTATGGCGAAAGAAATCAATTATTAAAAGCCGGCTATTCAAATCTTGTAAAAAAATCTGATGGTTCATATAGGCTTGAAGATTTAGTTACTTTCTATCACCCGGTTGGAAAACAAAACCCATTATTTAGATTTGATAGAGATGTAACAGTTATTGCAAATTGTGCATATTCTTTAATGTCAAAATTCAGAGATTCGGAAGAATGGAAATCAGTAATTTTAATTGCTGAAGAAGATTTAACAAACAACCCGGCAGCAAGAAAATTAAGTGACGTTAAAGCAGCAGTAAATACGCAAATTGGTTTACTAGGCAAAGCAGGATTAATTGCTAATTATAAAAATGCACAAAAACGCACAACATTGGAAATTGATGCAACAAATCCAAACAGGGTAAATATAAACCCAAGATGGGAAATTACCGGAGTTGCACGCATTTTTGACCTTGTAAACTTTGTTGGATTTTATTTTGGTGGTTAATTAGAAAGGAACTAATAAAATGACAGTAAAATTAGGTGATGCGGTTGCGCTAACCCTTAATGGAACACGTTATAAAGTCGTTAAAGATGTTGAACCACAAATTAACAAAGGTGGCAAAAGTGCATCAGAAGCGCAAGAATATGGAGATGGAACAGCGGATCCATATTTTGTGAATAGTGCCGGTGGAATTACCGGATTAAAAGTTGTAGTAGAAGAAGAAAACGCAGATGCTTTTGAAAAAGCTCTTGGACTTAACTCAATGAGTGTTGTTCTTGAATGCGTTTCTAAATCTTATGAATGCACCGGATTTGTAGTTGGTGATGTTACAATTTCAGCTACAAAACGCACCACAAGCGAATTTGATATTAAAGTGTCAGATGGCGGCGGTGTAAGAGAAAGCTAACAACACTTTTTTCTTTTTTGAAATATTCTACAATTGCCCCATTGTATAATGGGGCTTTTTTTAAAAAATAAATTAGTTTATATGAAAGGAAAATTATGGAAAAGAAAAATATTAAAAAAATTATGTCTCGTGAATCAGCACAAAAAGAAATTTCAGATTTTAAATTAAAAATTTGCGGTGTTGATTTAGATGAAATTTGTTCAGATGAAGAATTGGTTGAAAAAGCAAAAAGTCCGCAAGAAGAAAAAATCCAAAAAACTTTAGAAAATGCTGTAATGTGCGGACTTGTAAAATGGAATGAAAATAAAAAGTGCCTAGAGCACCATTTAATAAAACCGCTTAAAAGCGGTGAACAAACTTGTGATGTTTTATTTTATGAAAATGAATTATCACTAAACAAAGCAAAAGGAAATAGTGCAAAAGATCAAGTTGAAGCATTAATTGCGGTCATTTCTTTAGTTACAGGAAAATCAAAACCTTTAATTGGCCAATTAGCCGGTGTTGATGTAGATATTGCAACGGCTTGCATTAATTTTTTCGACTTATAACCACTCATTTTGGCTATTATTATTTAGATACATTAATTTTAAACGGGTGGGATAATTTAACAAATTTATTAAATATGCCTTTTTCTGATCTTGTTTATAATGGCGAAAGGGCCATTAAATACAGTAAAAAAATGCAACCACAAAAAAAAGGAGTTTAGCAAATGGGCGCAGGTAGTTTTGCAGTAAACACGGCATTTGGCGCAAAAGATAAAGTTAGCCCGGTATTTAGCAAAATGATTAGCGGTGCCGGCAAATTTGAAAACAGGCTTTCAAGACTAAATGCTTCAGCGCAGGGCTTTGGGACTTGCATTGAAGGAATGGTTAAAAAAATTGGTGCCGTAATGGGTGCTGTTTTTGCTTTTCAAAAAGTAAAAGAAAAAATTAACGAAGCAACAAATGCAGCAGAACAGGAAATCGAAGCACAAGAAAAATTAACACAAATATTAAAAAATAATGCTTCAATTAGAGCTAGGGGCGCAAACGAATATTTAAAAGTTTCGCAAGAATTATTTAACATGGCTTCAGACATACAACAAAAAGGTGTTATTGGCGACGAAGTTCTTGTTGGTGGAATGCAAGCGCTAGGCTCAATGGGCTTTGATGATAAAGTAATCAAAAAAATTATGCCATTAATTGCAGATCTTGCAGTTCAACAAAAAGGATATAATGTTACAATTCAAGATACCGAGAATTTAGCAAAAGGTTTAGGGCGAGCATTGGCAGGCAATACCGGTTATTTATCAAGAATGGGTGTTGTTTTAAGTAAAAACCAAATTAAATCAGTTCAAAATATGAATGCTATGCAACGTGCGAATTTTCTTTATGATTTATTATCAAAAAGAGTTGGTGGCTTAAACGAAAAATTAGCACAAACCGAACGTGGCATAAAAATTCAATTTTTGAATAATTTATCCGACAGGCTTGAAGATATAGGCAAAAAAATTATTCCAATTGAAGGCCGAATTTTTAGAATGTTAAATGCTCAAATTCCTACACTATCAGTTTTGATTGATAAATTTTTTGATGGTGTTGAATATGGTTTAAAAGCAGTAGAGCCGCTAGGTGCAAAATTTAGCATTTTATTTGATTATTTAGGTCAATCAGTATTACCAGGAATTGCAGCAAGTACACCAGGCCTTAAAAATTTGTTTGAAGGTGTTTTAATTCCTTCTATTGGTTTTTTAATTGATGGAATTACTTTTTTAACCAAAGTGCTTGTTGGTACTTTTGGAATTATAAGTAATATTTGTTCTTTTTTGGCAGATTATTTTGTTCCAATATTAACAAGCGTTGCAACGATTTTAGGTGGTGTGCTTATATATAATATAAATTCGGTAGCTTGGGGCTTATTAGGTCTTTTTATTAGGGTTCAAGCGGTATCAGTTGCATTTTTAAACAATTTTGCATGGGGTGCATTAGGTGCCGCATTAAAATTGCAAATGCTTGGCAAAGCCGTTTTGGCTTTTTGTGCTTCGCCATTGGGCTTAATAACTTTAGGAATTGTTGGTTTAATCACTGTTGTAACTTTATTATGGAAAAATTGGGATAAAGTTACTGAAGTTGTTTCTAATTGGTGGAATAATGCAAAAACAGCTTTAAATGGCTTTTGGGAAAAATGCAAAGAAGTATTTGGCAAAGTAGGATTATTTTTTAAAAATAATTTTGTAAATATTTTATTAAGTGCGCTTGGCCCAATTGGTTGGATGATAATGGGCATTAGAAAAATTGCAGATACTGTTGATGGCATTAAAAAGAAAAATAATAAAAATGATGCAAAAATGCCTGATTATAGAAGCACAATAAACGATAGGCCCGCAGATGCAAAATATTATTCTTCAAATATGTCCGGTGCTTTAGAAGTTAAAACAACCATTGAAAATCAAACACCATTTAGCGCATCAACAAGCATTGGAATAATAAAAGAAAATAATTTAACTTTATCGCCCGCAAATTAAAAAGGATTAAAAATGAGCGATTTTTCAACTAGGCAAACTAATGCTATTTGGACATCTCCAAGTGGCAAAGTTTTTGAATTAAAAACAAATGAAGGCGGCTATAAAAGAAAACACGAAGGCGAAATTAAAACTACTCCGCAAGATACAAAAAAGAATACTAAAAAAATTGCTGATTCTTCAGATACTTTTTTAGATATGGGTGTTTCGGGTAAAAGTCTAACATTGGATTGTCTTTTTGTTGGTGATAACCACGATATAGAAGCACAAAGTTTTGAAGATGCTTTATGTGAAACAGGAAAAAGCCGCTTAAAATTACATTATGGCAAAGAATTTACAGTTAATGTTATTGAATTTTCAAAAAAATATTCAGTAATTGAAAGAATAAATGCAACCACAGTTAGCGTAAATTTTCATCAAACAGCAAACACCATTTATCCGCAATCAACTGCATCAAAAGCAAAAAATGTTAAAAATATGGCTTTAGTAACCAATACTGCTGTTGCACAAAATATTGCGGACATTGTTTCAAAAAATACGGGTGTTGGCTTGGTTGGTTCAATTAACAATTCTTTTTCTAATGTTTTAAATAAAGTTTCAAAAGGCTTAAACACTTTTAACAATACTTCTTTAACATCAATTATTTCAGATGTTGAAGCTCAAGTTTTTACAAATAATGCTTTTACTATGGTTTCACAGCTTCAACAAATTATGTTTAAAGCTGCAAGTGCTACAACCAAAATAAATGATTTAACTAAAATGAGTGCATCAAGCAGTTTTGGCTCACTAGAAAGAACCTGGAATGCTTTAATTAATGATTTGACAAATACAAGCATTAAACATTCAACAAAATTAACCCATTCACAAGTTGTTGATTTAGCAATTAGCGATATGGCAATAACGTCTGCAATTTCAGCTATTGCAAATGCTGCAATAGATTACAATTTTGAAACAAAAAAAGAAGCAATGCAGGCTGCAATCGCTTTAGTTAATTTTGATGAAAAAAGAAGTGAATTTATAAATACACAAGAAAGCAAAATTGAAGAATTAAACGAAAAATATATTTGTGATAGCGGGATCAGCGAATTGGTTAATGCAACTGCTGATGCAATTATTGAAAAATCTTTTGATTTAAAAATTGAACGCAAAATCACATTATCACAAGATGCTTCAATTATCGAATTAGCACACAAATATTATTCTAAAGAT